TAGAACAATTTCCTGGTGCAAGAACATTTCCACAGATTAAAGTCTCAGGCGCTGCAGTTGGTGGGTATGAGGAATTACGTAAGTATCTAGCCACAGCGGCATAAATTATGATTGACGAAAAACATTTCCAAAATGTTATTGATAAGTTAAAAGAAGAAGATAAGTATCGTGTATTCAATGACGTAGTTAGGGAACGCGGCAAGTTTCCTAATTCCGTCTGGTACGGTCCTTATTCTATAAAGAACATTGTTAATTGGTGTTCTAATGATTACTTGGGAATGGGTCAAAATAAAAACGTGATTGATGCGATGCATACTGCTTTAGATAGAACCGGTTCTGGTTCAGGCGGTACACGTAACATAGGTGGTACATCGCATTATCATGTTGCTCTTGAAAGAGAGTTGGCGTCACTTCACAAAAAAGAACGTGCTTTATTGTATAGTTCTGCTTACGTAGCAAACGAATGGTCATTAATAGCTTTATCGCAAATTGTACCAGATATTGTATTCGTAAGTGATTCTAAAAATCATTCCAGTTTAATCCAAGGCATTCGTAATAGCAGAGCTGAAAAGGTTATATGGGAACATAATAACATGGAAAAGCTTGAAGAATGTTTACAAATGGTAAACGATTTCAATCAAACGCCGTGTATCGTTTTTGAGTCAGTATATTCTATGGATGGAGATGTTGCTCCTATCGAAGAAATAGTTAAACTATCAGAAAAATATAATGCAATTACGTATATTGATGAAGTACACGCGGTTGGATTATATGGTGATGAAGGGGCAGGCTATTTAGAAAAACTTGGTCTTGTAGATAGAGTTGATATTATCAATGGTACATTAGGCAAGGCGTATGGTGTGCAAGGTGGATATATAACTGGTGACGATGTTGTAATTGATGCTATACGCTCTATTGCAGCTGGGTTTATTTTTACTACATCAATGAGTCCAGTTATTTGTGCAGGTGCTTTAACTTCTGTTAGATACCTCAGAGATCAAAAGCAATTAAGAGATACGCACCAAGCAGCAGTCGCTAAATTGAAATCTATGCTCATCGATGAAGGTATAGAAATACATGAAGATGCTTGTACTCATATCATTCCTATTATGGTAAGAGATGCAAAGAAATGTAAAGCGATGAGTGATAGGTTATTAACTGAGCATGGTGTTTATATGCAACCGATTAATTATCCGACTGTAGCGGTAGGCGAAGAAAGGTTACGAGTAACACCTACACCGTTTCATACTGAATCTATGATGTACGATTTAGTTGAAGCGTTAAAGGAGACGTTTAATGAATTTTCGTAAAAGCCTATGGTTAGTATGTGGTTTTATATTATTAGGAATCGCATACTTAGGAGTGATACTCCCAGGACTACCTTTTAGTATTCCATTGGTTGGTTCAGCATATTGCTTTGCTAAGAGTTCGGATAGAATGCACGAGTGGTTATATAATCATCCATTCTTTGGGGAGTTTTTAACTAACTTCAAAGACAAAAAGATATTTCCTACAAAAGCAAAATACACAATGATTGCTATGATGGCTTCAAGCTTAGTTATTATGTGGTTCGCTACTGAGAATATCGTAGCTTGCGCATGGGCAGCTGGTTTTATGGCTATCGGCGCAATATGGGGTTGGAGATACCCAGGTTCTGAAGAAGAGTATATTGAAAGGCAAAAGAATGGGAAAGTTTGAATCTACTAAACGTCACTATCAAATGACTAAAGAAAAGTTAGTACAATATATAATGGAGAAGATATTATGAGCAATAAATATGCGGTCGTAACTACCGTTTCAACATTTCGTATGAGATACGTCATTCCAGTTGAAGCAATAGAAGAACTAAATTTAGGCGAAAGTTTAACAGATGCGCAAGCAATTGAATTCGCCAAAGACATCGTAACAGCGGAAGAGGCAAAAGATTTCTCTCAAGAACACCTTGGTGAATTGGTTTCAGATGCTAGTATATACGATGAAGAGACTGTACTCAAAATTCATGATAAAGACAATGCGTACTTATCTAGTTGGAGTATAGAAGAAAAATTGGAATTCATCAAAAACTGGGAAGACCAATACACTAAACAGAAAAAAGAGAAAGCAAATGCATAAGAACAAATATGATGTTAAAGTCTTAAAAGTAGTAGACGGCGACACAGTAGATGTTGATATTGATTTAGGTTTCGGTATCACACTAACAGATGAGCGTGTTCGTATCATGGGGATTGATACACCAGAGTCTCGTACATCTGATAGAGTAGAAGATTTATTTGGCGAAGCTGCTAAGGCTCGTTTAAAGGAATTAATGAAAGGAAACGTCAAACTTATCACAACCGAAGATAAACACGGTGAAGATATGAAAGGTAAGTTTGGTAGAGTATTAGGTGACTTCGAAGTTTACGATGCAAAACATGATCGTTGGACAGAAGTAACCAATATCTTAATCGAAGAAGGTCACGCAGTACCTTATTTCGGTGGGAGTAAAGAAGAGACGCAAGCAGCTCACATGGTGAATCGCGAACGTTTATTAAGTGAAGGCATTGTCACTCGTGAAGATTACGACAAAGCTGAAGCAAAAATGGCAAAGAAAAAGGAAAAAATAATATGACATTACATGAAGAAATTTTAGCAGCATACGAAGCATACTTAGCTGAATCTGAAAAGTTTGAAGAGAAAGGTGTTAAAGCATCTGCCGCTCGTGCTCGTAAGGCATTAGGCGATTTAGGTAAACTATCTAAGTCTCGTAGAGCTGAAATCCAAGAGAAGAAAAACGCATTGGATGCAGAAAAGAAAAAATAATTTAAAATAATTGTTTACAAGCCACCTCGATTAGTATATAATACTTGTATATTAATTAATGAGGTGGTTTTTTATTATGTTCAATCCAATCTTTACTCCCTACCAGATGCTAGAACTTGGCGTATTTGACGGTACATATTTTAAAGGTAACTACAAAGACTTTAATCAATCAGTCACTGTGGCTCCCGAGAACCTCTTTATGGAGAATGCATCACAATCAATGGACGTTTGGATTAAAAATGGATGGATAACTCCAGAAGATCCACTTGGTTGGTATCAATGGTATACACGCTATTATCATGGTCGCCGTATCGCCGATTTAGATAAGTGGCAAATGAATCGTTGGAAATCTTTTACTGCTCGGCATACCGGTCAAGTTTTAAAGAACGGTGAAGGCGATATGAATGTACGTCGTAAACAAAGACAAGCACTATTACATTGGGGTGCCGATCCTATTCCAGATATTCAAGACGTTGGCGATAAATTTAATTTCTTAATGGAATACAAAAATCAGTTGACATACTGCTAATTATTTGTTATTATAGCATAGAAGATTGGAGGATACATTATGATACATGGTAATATGAGAACTTATGCAAACGGTCGTAAAAAGAAATACAATGCATGGGGACAACCTAAGAAGCGTCAACATTCTTTTTCAGAATTAAAACCTTCTTATTCGGCGCCACCTAGACGCGGTTCATTACAAGCAGCTGAGATAGAATCAGTTAAAACAAATGAACACCACACATCAAAAGTGGAATCTCCTGAATACACAGGCACTCTAGTTAAAGGTATTAGCACAATGCATAAAAGTAATGCGGTGCCAATTATCAATGAAGAAGAAGCAAAAGAACACGCATCAATGCGAAGATAAATAGTGTTACTAAACTATGAAGGTTTTATTATATGAAAAGTAAAAAATTATTATTGGTTTCTCTTTGTTTATTTTTAGTTGCATTTTTCGTTTTCGTGTTATACTCGGCTGATGTAAATAATATAGATAAAAGAAAACCGATTTTAACTGAACCCGTGACAGTGCCACAACCAAAGCCGGTGGAAACGCCGGCTACCCCTGTTCTTGTTGTAGAAAAAGAAGAAGAAATTGTAGGACCTGCAGTACCAGTATTTGATGAGAATATGGAGTGTTTAGCCGTTAATGTTTACCATGAAGCAAGAGGTGAAAGTTTAGCAGGGCAATACGCAGTCTCTGATGTAGTATTAAATAGAGTAGAATCTAGAAGATTCCCTGATACTATCTGTGATGTTGTTCATCAATCAAAAACATGGAACGGACACCCAATTCGTAATAAGTGTCATTTTAGTTGGTATTGCGATGGTAAATCAGATGTACCTAAAGATACCGACGCATGGCACAAAGCAAAAGAAGTTGCTATATCCATTTTAGGTGGAAAGCATCGAGGATTAACCGAAGGATCTACTCATTATCATGCAACGTACGTTAACCCGTCATGGAATAAAAACATGCATTTGGTTAGTACGATTGGAGATCATATTTTCTATATCGAGCGATAATGAAACATTTTAAATACCTTACACTTATAACATCAATATCAATAGCGGCAGCAGCTGCTTACTTTTCCATCATGGGTCTTGCCACGATATTCTCTGGTGCTTTCTTATCAGTTGTGATTATGGCATCTATATTAGAAGTAGGCAAATTAGTTACTGCTACATATCTTCATGTTCAATGGAAAGAACTTGGAGTACTCGTTAAATCATATCTTACTACGGCAGTTGTCGTTCTGATGTTTATTACATCAATGGGTATCTTTGGTTATCTATCAAAGGCTCATATAGAACAGTCGGTTCAAATTGGTGGTACTAATACATTACAAATAGAAACACTCGAACGTCAAGTTGATAACGAACGCCGCAAGATTAGTTCTAACGAAAATCTATTATCGCAGTTAGATGAAACAGTTAACACGCTAATCGAATATGATCGCATACGTGGTCCTGAAGGTGCATTGGCTGTTCGTGAAAGTCAAGCGGAACAAAGAAATAAAATCAATGAATCTATAGAAGATTCGTTTGTAGCAATTGAAAAAGTAGAATCTAAACTACTTCCATTAAAAAGACAGCAATTAGAACTTGAGGTTGAAGTTGGACCATTAAAGTACGTTGCTGAATTAGTATATGGCGAATCTGAAGCAGAGAAACATTTTGATAAAGCGGTTAGATGGGTAATCATACTAATCGTTATTGTATTTGATCCATTAGCAGTTATGTTATTAATAGTATCAGCGGCTGAGTTCAAAAGACAGAAGAAAGAAATAAAACCACTTATAGATGAAACACAAATCATGAGGATGAATGATGACCAAGAGCCGCCGACAGTTGAAGAAGAAACAAATGCAACGAAGAGTGATAATGATGCAACAGAAACAGGAAGAAGAAAAAAAGGCCTTACTACGACGTTAAATAGAAGACCTATCTAGCTACAATAAATATACTCTATAAACAATGGAGTATATGATGAAAAAAATTGTAGCAGGTGTTGACTATAGTATGACAAGTCCTTCGATATGTGTACATGAAGGTGAAGAGTGGAGCCATGAGAATTGTAGATTTTATTATCTCGTTAAACGAGAAAAGCTGGTTTTTGAGAACAACTTGTTTAGTGGTAGCGTGTATCCTAGCTATGATATTGACACTGAACGTTTTGACAACCTCTCTCAATGGTCTGTCGATATTATTAACAAACACAACGTTGATGAATGTTATATCGAGGGATACGCTTTCGGAGCTACTGGAAGGGTTTTTCATATTGCTGAAAATGGCGGTATATTAAAACACAAGCTTTGGTTGAATGGAACTCCATTTGAAGTAATGGCTCCAACTACAATTAAAAAGTTCGCAACCGGAAAAGGTAATGCGAATAAAGAAAAATTATATGATGCATTCGTTGAGGAAACTGGTATAGATATTCGTAAGACATTAGATATATCAAATAAATCATGGAACCCAGTGAGTGACATCGTAGATGCGTATTACATTGCTAAATATGGATTTATGAATAATGAATAAACTTTATGGCATGCCTCGCCCTAATGTTATCAACCTAATAGATGCAAGAGATCGTAAAGAATATATGCGATCTGAGTTTAATAAATTAGGTGTCACGGACGTATTCTTCCATCGCTTCGAAAGAATAGAAAACTCTAAAGTTAGATTCGTTGGCGAGACTCCTATCCTAAAAGAAATGACTCCGGGAGTTACTTCTTCGCATCTTTTGGCTATTAAATGGTGGTATGAAAATACTGATGAAAAGTTTGGTATTTTCTTTGAAGACGATGTAGATTTCAATACAGTAAAACATTGGAACTTTACTTTCGACGAGTTCATTAAAAGAATGGGTGATAAATGGGATGCTCTTCAATTGTGCAATATACATGAAGAATATCCAGTAATGGTTCCAAGGATGAGAACTTGGGGAGACCATGGATTACAATGTTATATGGTCACTAGAAAGTACGCAAGAAAAATAATAAAATACTATTTCGACCAAGGAGATGCATGGACTATTCATTATAGAATGCCAGCAGGAATTCCTCTGTCTACTGAAAATAATGTATTGTGTTTAGGAAGATCTTTTACGTTTCCATTATTCAATCATAATGTTGGAGACTTCGTTTCACATAACATATATAGTACAAATTCACAGGATCAAGCATGTATTGATTCTTACATAAACATAAAAGAGTGGTGGGAAACGAAAGGTTCTACATTTACTCTTGATGACATTTTTAATTTTGAAAGAGCAAACGGTCAATGGTACCAACCAATGACATTTTAAACAAAGGTGAAATAAATGAGCTGCATATATAAAGGTAAAGTAATTGAAAGCGAATTGTCTCAAAATTCCAAAGGTGGAACTGAGATGATGCGAGAAAGACTACTTCGTAACGTAAACCCAATGTTATTAAAGGATGTTGCGATACACTTTTCTCGTCCTAGAGAATTATATGATGATGTACCTAATATATTATATTGTCATGATTTAGCAGAAGATCCAGAAAATAACATTCTGTTTGATGATGGTTGGAAAAAATTCAATCACTTCGTTTTTGTATCTTCTTGGCAGAGAGACCAATACGTAACGAGATTTGGTATTCCTTATTCATTATGTTCTGTTATTTACAACGCAGTAGAAGTAGAATATGATCCTAAGAATAAGCCAATTGATACTATCAAGTTTGTCTATCATACGACTCCGCATCGTGGTTTAGAACTGCTCGTACCTATCTTTGAAGCAATGTGTCAACGTTATGATAATATTGAACTCGATGTATATTCTTCGTTTGGTGTATATGGTTGGGAATCTCGTGATGAACAATATAAAGATGTGTTTGATAAAATTAAACAACACCCGAAAATGAACTACCATGGAGCTGTATCAAATCAAAAGGTATTGGCGGCATTAGAAGATGCGCATGTTTTCTTATATCCAAATATATGGAAAGAAACTTCGTGTATTGCATTGATTGAAGCAATTAAGAGTCAGGTTATTTGTGTACATCCTAACTACGGTGCATTACCTGAAACTGCTGCAAACGCAACGATCGTTTATGACTATGATGAAGATCCTAGCGCGCACGCAAACTATGCATACGCGGTTGCATGCCATTTAGTTGAAAACATGAATGCAGATCCTGATTACTTCCAAAAGTTCACGACTTCTGATCGTTACA